CTGATGCCAGGTCTTAATGTACCGTATACATTTAACAAACTACTCCAATATAAACTTGTATTAGGGCTAGGAGGTAAATTTAAATCTTCATTGTCGGGATAAAATGCTTCATCAGCAGGTAACAACTGTAACGTGTTACCTAATAATAATAATTTATAACCATATGGTGTAATCTTTTGACGAGTACCTAACAATAAATCCTCATCTTGTATATCAGTAAGTGCTGTACCTTTGAATATACTTGCGATAATCTTTTGTATGACACCAAACTTTTTAAGTTTAGCCGCTGTACTAATCCATATAGGCATGTAAAACTTCCATGTCAACACATCGATAGGATTACCTGTACCTTGTGGAATACTGCGACTACTGAAAGTTAGTCCATCTTGATACACTACGCTTAGACTTGTCCAATCAATAAAGTTATCAGTAGATTGAATTTCTAATGAAGGGTTAAACAACGTACCTAACTGTTCTATCAACTCTAATTTTTGATTGTAATTAGTAGTCCAAAAGTCAACTGTAATACGTAACGTATATGGTACAGGCATTAAACGTTCTACCGTAAATGCTTGTCCTTGTGTTTGCTCATAGCTTTGTGTATCAGCATTGTAAGCACGTTGACGAACATTAATTCTATCAACAAACGTTGGGTCTTGTGTTCTTTTTTGATCGTATTCTAAACCACTTATATAGAAAGTAATCAGAGGTGCACTTGGTAAGTTACTAGCACTATTATCAGCAATGATAGTACTAGCTTGTCTACTACTATCACCATACATAACAGGTACACGAACGTAGATATCATTACCTGCAGGGTCTTTGCCTTTAGTAACTTGCCAGTTACTAAAGATTTTTGCAAATTGAATTAAGAATCTGCGGATCTGATTATCATAGAAAAATTGTGCCATGTGTTAAATTACCGGTGGTATTGAATCTGGTGTTATTGTCAATATTGACGACAACGGTTGTGCCTGTGTAGTTGTTGTACCATCTGTTAGTACAGTAACGTTACTGTTATTTATGAAGCTAGAAGTCTGTGATAAATCTCCTGCAGTAAATCCAGTTTGTGTTCTAACGTTTTCTGAGATACGAACCCAAAGTCTTCCGTCCCAACGATATAATATATTAGGTAAATAATCTATACGTAAAAAATAATCACCTACTTGAGGGTTTTGTGGGAATACTATACCTGCTCCAGTAGGTAATCCGTTAGGAGCAGTACCGTCACCGTCTAAATATCCCATTGTATAACCGAATGTTCTAGGTGTACTACGTGCTATGAATTGATATGCTGGATCGCAGTCTGCTCTAAAGTCCATTTGAGTAGAAATGGTTCCAGTAAAGCCCGGCAATTCTGGATTCTGGTCTGCTGTAGCATAAGTGTTGTCCGCAGTACCATATGGACCAGTTATTGGGCCTAATGAATTGACAACTAAGACTCTATCTCCCTCAACAGGTCCTGATCCAGTACCTATTCTAGTAGGCGCTAGTTGCATTGTTTCCAAACTCATTGGCTGATATGATTGTAGTTCTGGTACACCGATATCTGCTGTCATATCCCAAATACTCATCGCAACTTCTCTGCTAATTCTAATAGCCGGGCTAGGATTTTTATAGTTTGGATTTCGCATCATTACGACTGTGCCTACAGCCGGCGTTGGTGCGCCACTTGAATTAGTATTAATGTTGATAGGAGGTGCAGGCTGATTGTATTTTCCTGACAACTCAGTATTAGTTTCAAATTCACCGTACGTAGGTACTACATATAAATTAGAACGATCATAACCTGCTTTAGGTACAATACGAGCGGCTTCATCTAGAATTGCATTATTGACTTGAATATTTTTATTATATGTAGCCATAATATCTTTGAGATTCTGATTTGGATCAAGTTCCCAATAAGTTTCATCAGGTGGCGCCATACCTATAGGCACTTCAATTTTACTAGTATAGTTTTTATCACCGTAGCTAATAACATAACCCGGCGGATATGTTCTAGTACCATCCCATAGTCCTAAATAATTATCTTGATTAATAGGTTCCTGTAATATCTGACTAAATTCTTGACTATCAACTAATGGTTCGCATTTAATACGCCACAAATGCGGATACCACGTTTGACTAAAACCTTCACTTGCATAATTAGAATCAGTTACTTGATAAAATCTTTTTAATGCAACCGGAATAGTATCTCTTAATGGATTATAATCTACTAAGTGAGGTAATTCTAACACATCACCTACCATTAATTTACGACCCATTATATCAATCATATCATTATAGTGAACAACGACAAAGATAATGTCGTTATTTAAAAATAATCCAAATTGTGAAAGGTCAAAGTCTAAATTCTGTACGTTGTAATGTCCACGCAATCGGTAAATATTAGTGTCGTATATTCTATCTCTATTTTCTAGAAATAGTAAATCTTGAATATTTTCAGGTCGCAATACATCATATTGTGGTTGAGTATAGTCTATCGAAGGAGTAGACGCATTGGGACCTAAATATTTGTGAATATATAAATCCGTTCCACCTACAGTTAATTGCTCCGATATTGTTCTATCGAAGAAACGGTAATCGTTCTGCTTATTTGGGCGGTATAAGGATAATTTTGGCATAATAGTATTTATCGCAACACCCTATGGTTAAATCCTGAGGTTGACAATAAATATGGGCTGTGTTATAATAACTAAATCATATTAAAGGAGTGCCTGATGGCAACACGTAAACGCAATTTGGAAGACCACAGTCAAGTTAAAGCATTGAATCCACGTGATGTAGATGTTCAACATTACGGAGACGAACCGTTGTTTGTACTACAACCGGACGAGGATAAACGTAGGGTCACGTTAATGCGTTCGTTCACTTGGTATAATCGTTTCTATGGTAAGAAAGATGCCAAAGAACTTATGGCTCAGTTTCTTGACTTAACTGATAGACCGAATGACGCAAAAATTATGCGTAAGATTCACGAAAATGAATTCTTGCTAACACTGTGCTGGTTAGCACGAATGAAATTGCGAGGTTTAGAACTTAGCGAACACGAAAACCTAACACTTGAAAATGAAATCAGCCGCTTATTGAAAATCGTTCATAAGCCTGAGGAAATTAAAGTTGAGGCTGATGCACCTACAAGACCTAATATTCAGGATATTTTGCGAGACAAAGCAAAAGATGCCGCAGGTGAACTTGAAGGCATGTTTGATGAATTTATTCTGAACGGTAAAGCAAGCTCAAAAACAATGGAGGTAGTTGCACGATTCAATGTTATGCCACAACATATTGGTTTGATTACTGATGTTTGGAAGAAGAAACAAAACGAATTTGATGAACTACAAAAAGGTCTAGACAAACAATTGTCTGAGGGTTATAATTATTTGACAAAGATTCAAGTGCGTAATATCATCAAATACATTGAAAGTGTATTGACCGACTTGAATGCATATATTTCAGTTAAGAAAGCAAGCAAGGCTCCTCGTCAACGTAAAGCAGTACCTGTTGAAAAGATTGTGGCTAAGCTCAAGTATCTTAAAACATTCAAAGATACTGCAAGCAAACTTGATTTAGTAAGTATCAGTCCTGTAAAACTTCATGGTGCAAGTGAAGCATGGATTTATGATAGCGCAAAGCGCAAACTACATCATTACATTGCTGATGATTATTCAAAAGCATTTACTGTAAAAGGTAATACACTATTAGGCTTTGATACTACAAAGTCTGAAGTAAAAACTCTGCGTAAGCCGGGTGAACAAATTAAAGAAGTTATGGGAAGCAAGCCCGCGGCTCGTAAGTACTTTAACGATATTAAAGCAGTTGCAACAACACCTAATGGACGCTTTAATGAACATATGATTATTTTGAAAGCATTTTAATGAGCAATATTGATTTGAACAAATACAAAGATTTCGTAGAAGCTGTAACCAGTAAAGCAAGCAATGATTTGACTACATTTATAAACCGATGTGATGAACTTGACGGTAACTATGATGCTGAAACTGACATGCATGGTCCTGATATCAACGTCCCGTTGTTACTTACTGCTTGTCTTGGTTTAGCGGCTGAAGGTGGTGAGTTTATCGAAGTGCCCAAGAAGATGTTTTTTCAGGGTAAACCACTAACTGAAGCGGAAGTTTTTCACTTGAAGCGAGAACTTGGTGATGTTATGTGGTATTGGATTAATGCTTGTCGAGCACTGAATCTTGACCCAAATGAAGTGATTGATGAAAACGTGCGTAAGTTAGAGTCTCGCTACCCGGGCGGCAAGTTTGATGCACACTATTCAGAAAATCGCAAAGAAGGCGATATCTAAAGACCGAATGTTTCCTGATAAATACACTATCAGGAAACTAATATGACAACAGCGACAAATCAAACTGCAAGTATACTTGCTACACCATCAGGTCTTACACTTGACGAACTAAAACAAGCTATTTTTAATAATGCTAGATTACGTTTGGGCGATGGAATTATTGATTTAGAATTAGACCCACAGCATTTTGAAGCCGCATATAATTACGCTATTAAGATATATCGTCAACGTGCCCAGAATGCTACAGCAGAATCATACACTCTGTTTACAGTAGAAAAGAACGTTGATACTTACACACTACCTCAAGAGTTTATCAACGTTCGATGTTTGTACAGACGTACAGTTGGTCTAGAAACAGGCCCAGGTGCAAGTAGTTTTGATCCATTTTCTAGTGCTATTCTTAACACATACTTACTGAACTACAACGTTGCGGGTGGTCTAGCAACTTATGACTTCTATGCAGGATATGTAGAATTGTCAGCACGAATGTTCGGTGGATACTTAACGTACACATTTGATCCTGTTACTAAAGTAATGCGTGTTGTTAGAGACTTCAAGGGTAGTGGTGAGAAGGTATTAATTTGGGCTGACATTCAAAAGCCTGAAACAACATTGCTACAAGATCCTGGTTCTGGTGTTTGGATTGGTGATTGGATTTATGCAATACTTAAAGGTATTATAGGTGAAGCACGTGAAAAGTTTGCTACTATTGCAGGACCAGGCGGTGGAACTTCACTTAATGGTTCTGCAATGAAAGCTGAATCTAAACAAATGCAAGAAGCATTATTAGAAGAATTGAAACGTTATGTAGATTATAGTCAACCATTGACTTGGGTACAAGGGTAAAATAAACTCTTTACTTTTCGAGACTCCTGTAGTATACTATATACTACGGGAGTTTTTCTTTATGATTATTGGAGTTACAGGACTAATCGGATCTGGCAAAGACACTATTGCTGACTATCTTTGCACATTTCACGGATTTAAAAGAATGAGTTTTGCATCCTCATTAAAAGATGCTGTATCTAGTGTATTTGGTTGGAACAGAGAATA